CGAAGCGGTCCCAGGCGGGGCGGATAAGGTCCGCGGCCAAGTCGTCTCCCTCTACATCGGGGATGAGTTCGCCTTCCAGTCCGAAGCGTGGGGCGTCTGGACTACGCTGGCCCCGCTCGTTCAAAAAGGTGCCAAGGTCATCCTGGTGAGCACGCCGAACGGGGCTCAGGGGAACGCCTTTTATTCCCTGTATCATGGCGTGCCGCGTGAGGTTCCAACGAGCGGATGAAGGGCTACCAGTCGTCTGAAAATGCTATGCTGTTCAAGGCGATACGACTTCACTACAGCGCCCTTCCCGAACGCGATCCGTTTGACCCCGATCCTCTCATCGCCGCGCAGGGGTCCGAGTGGCTCCGATTGCAACGGCTCCAGTGGCCCGACCCCACCGCCTTCGAGCGTGAGTTTGAGATTTCGTTCTTCTCGGGCCAAGGGGCGCGCGTGTTCCCACAATTTACCGTGGTGAACCACACGAAGATCCTCCTCTTCAACCCGCGCCGGGTTGTCTACCGCGCGTGGGATTTCGGCTGGCACGCGCCGGTCTGCTTGTTCGCCCAGATTGACGAGAAGGATCGCCTCAGCCTACTCCATGAGATCGTCGGGGCGCAGCAGACCACCCACGATTTTGCGAGCAAAGTGGTCCAGCGGTCGAACGAATGGTTCCCCAACCACCCCGGCGGGTTTGAGGACTACTGCGACCCCGCGGGCCAGCAGGTACGGGCGCTGGAGAATGAACGGAATGAGAAGCGGGACATTGAAGTGCTGGGAGGCCTCGGCATTCATCCCAAATATCAATGGGGGTGGAGCCGCAAAGATGGACGCTCCCTCATCCACCAGCTCCTCACAATCCGCAGTGACGGTACCCCATCCCTCTACGTGGATGATCGCGCGTGTCAGCTCCTCAGCCAAGCCTTCCTCGGGCGCTACATCTACCCCGAGAAGACTGATGGGAGTCACGATGACGAGCCGGACGACAAAACGCATCCGTGGGCCGATCTGATGGCGGCCTTGCGGTATATGGTGATCGGACTCCATCCAAAGTTGGGAGTGGCACGGTTCACGTTTGCGCCCCGGTCCAATTTCGTGAACATGACCGAGGGGGGAACAAAGACCCACGGATATGGGACCCCCAAGCGATGACCCACGCTGCAACCGTGACCATCCAGCTTGCGGCGCAGACGGTGACGTTTGGGCTTCGCTCCGACACCGTGACCGCCTTCTCCCAAGACCTCCCGCCGTATCCCAAAGATCGGCGGGTGGAAGATTTGATTCTCGCCGTCTGGGCCGCGTTGAAGAGGATGCGTGAGCAGCCCGAGTAAGATTTTCGTGGCGGTGCCAACGCGGGGCGACGTAGGGTTCAACACGATCCGCCGTCTCCAAGACATCCGCGACGCCAACCCATCGCTCCCCCCCGTCCTGTACGAAGCGGGGCGGTTGAGCGTGGCGAGCGTGCGAAACGAGATCGTCCGCAAGTTCCTCAAGACGGACTGCGAGATCCTGTTGATGGTGGATGATGATGTCGTCCCCCACCGCGACATTCTCGCCATGTCACAATATGTGCGACATTCGCTGATTGTGACGCCGGAGCCTCGCTACGACATCGTGGGAGCCCCATACATGCTCTTGCGGCAACCCATTGCGATGGTGGCAACCCCGTGTGTGTTCCTTCGCGGGCCGGGAGGTGGGTACAAGTTCATCCCCAAAACCTTCACCCTCACAGGCGTGGTCGAGTGTGACGCCATGGGGACAGGGTGCATGATGATCGCCCGCCGCGTCGTCGAGGACCCTCGCTGTATGCCCTTCTCGCTCGGGGTTGATCCAGACGGGGTGATGGTGATGACTGAGGACATGATCTTCTGCCTCCGCGCCAAAGAGGCAGGGTACACGCTCGCGGCGGATTACAGCCGATTCGCGGACCACTGGAACTCCATTTCTCTCAATGCGATCCACAAGGGGTATCACGATGCTTTCGCCCGCGCGGGAAAAGTGCTAACGGACGTTCCAACATGAAAACGCTTGAACGTAAGTTTCGGGCTCGGTACACCAATATGAGCGAACGCGAGTATTGGTGGTTTGTCGAGCGTTGCCTTGAGGAGTTATTCGAGACCGGCCAACTTGGCTGACCGCGACATCGAGCCCCTCCTCCCCGTCGAGACGCCCGTTGAGGACGTTCCCGAGCAAGAACTCCAACAGGACTTGCTCCCGCGGCTCTCCGCTGAGGATGAGTTGGAACTCGCCACCCTCGTCCTCTCCGACTACAAGGCGGCGATCCTTGACCGCGAGTCATGGGAGAAGCGGCTGACGGAATGGGAGAACCAGTATCATGGGATTCTCCCCGAGAAGACGGAGCCGTGGGAGGGCTGTGCCAACTTCAACGTCCCCTTGACGATGCTCGGCGTGGAGACGCTCAAGCCCCGCTTGATCCAGAGCGTCCTCGGGGAAGACCCGATTGTCCGCGCCATCCCGACGGAGCACACGGACGAGGAGCGTTCGGAGCGCACGGAACTTTTCCTCAACTGGCAGCTTCGCTCCGAAATTGAGGGGTTGGAAGGGCTCGTGGAGGAAAGCGCCCATACCTTTCTCAACCCCGGCATCGTCGTGGCCAAGGTGCTCCAAGATCAGGAGCGCCGCCGTAAGAAATACGTGCGGGCCTTCCCGGCGAACACGCCCCTGCCTGAGATTTTCCGCACGATCTTTGGACAGGACATCCCCGCGGTGCTGGAAAAGCAGGACCGCTTGGAGTGGAAAGGGCACGTCAAGGACCCCTCGGGACTGGAACGGGAGTTTAGGCTCAAGTTCCAATTCTTGCCAGACGCGATCAACGTGCTCGTGGACCAACATTCGATCTTGTATGAAGGGCCACGCATCCACCTGTTGGCTCCCGAGGACTTCGTGGCCCCGTTCAAAGGCGGCGGCGATGTCCAGAAACTCCCCTGGGTGGCCCAGCGCCTCTGGCTGACGGAAGATCAGGTTCGCCGGAAGGCGGAAACCGGGCGGTTCTACAAGGATACCGTCCTCGCCCTCTTGGAACCCGCGCCGACCGGCGACGATGCCGGGACCGACCAGGGCATCAAGGACACTCGCGCCCAGACCGAGGGGACCCAACCCGACCCAGCCACGGACGTGACGCTGGACCAATACGAGTTCGTGGAGTGTTACCGTCGCTGGGACATGGACGAGGACGGGTTCGAGGAAGAGATCATCGTGTGGGTCTCCCCGCACCTCGAAGGACGGGTGTTCGGGTGGGACTACCTCGATAACGCCTTCGCGCATGGGCGGCGTCCGTACCGCGTGGGTCGGTATCTTCGGCTCCCCCAACGCTTCTACGGGCTCTCGTTCCCTGAAGTCGTGCGGGATATCCAAGACGAAATCAACACCATGCACAACATGCGCGTGGACGCCGGGACGATCCAGAACACCCCCGGCGGATTCTTCCGGGCCTCCACCACCCTGCCCCCGCAGACGATCCGCGCGAAGCCGGGGGATTGGGTTCCTCTCCAAGTGGAGGATCTCCGCCGGGACATCCTCTACCATCAATGGAACGGCACCCCGATCTTTGGCCAGAACGAGGAAGCCCTCCTCTACCAATATTTCGAGCGGCTGACGGGCCTCACGGACCTCGCCCTCGGACGCCAACCCAACCGCGTGGGGGCCACGCGCACGGCGAGCGGCACCGCGGCCCTGTTGAGTGAAGCAGGGTTGCGGTTCAAGACGAGCATGGAAGCGTTCCAGCAATTCTGGGTGGATATTTTCTCCGACGTGCTCGCGCTGGATCAGCAATACCTGCCACCGGGCAAAGAGTTCCGCGTGACGGGGCGCGTGCCGGAGTTGATCCGAATTGAGGACCGAGAGCAGATCAGCGGGAAATACCATCTCCGCCTGAGCGCCACGACGGAGACGATGAACAAAGCGGTCATGCGGGAGGACGCGACCGCGAAGCTCAATGCGGCGTTGCAGTCCCCGATCCCCCTTCAGATCGGCCTCATCGGAGGCAAGGGATTGTACCGCCTGTTCCGCCAGTATTTCCGCGCCTACGGGGAAGACGACCCCGATATGATCTTGGAACCCATCGGCCAGCAGATCGTCCACACCCCCGAGCAGGAGTTGCAGATATGGGCCTCGGGTGGGGACGTGCGGCCCCAGATGATGGAGAACATTCCCGTCCATTTGGAAGTCCACATGCAACAGATGCACGATCCCGTCGTCACCCAGCAACTCGGCCCCGAGGGGATGCGGAAACTCCAGGTGCATCTCTCCCAGACGATGCAGAACGCTCAAATGCAAGCCATGGCGACGCAAATGCAGCAATCGCGTGGGCGTCCAGGCGCGCAGAGCCCCACCGCGGGGTCCCAAGCGGTCAACGCCCAAACGGGGCGGAATGCTCCACAGCCAGGCCAGCCCCAAACGCCTGCCCCCATGGGCGGTGGGGGGATGATGGGTGGCTAGTGGTTGATCTCAGCCTCGTCCATGATGCCGAACACATGCGGCTCCTGTTGGAGAGTCCGGCCTGGAAGGTGCTCGACCGCTACCTCGTGAGTCTGCGGGACGAAGCGTTGAAGATGATGCTCGATCCCCGGCAAGAGGACCAAATCCTGCACCACTGGCGGGGCATCTACACCGGGACGGAGCGGATTCGAGGGCTTCCGCCTGAGATCATCGCCTACGAAAAAGCGAATCGTTCGTAGCCTCCGGGACTGCCAGCTCGTGGAAGTGGAGTTCAATGACGCCTCCGCCTTTGGCGAGTGGCAGTCGGCGTCTACGGCTAGCCGTCACGCCTTCGCCCGCTGTTCCGCCGTGGGCTACCTCATCGGCCGCACCGCGCATGGGGATCTCACGCTCGCGGCGCTGGTGAACTGGGACCTGGAGGATGATGAACCCGTCGCCAATGTGATGCGTATTCCTGCGGGATGGACGACCAAGATTCGGAGGCTCCGATGCTCGATTTCAAGATCCAAGTCGGCTGCCTCCCGCAGACGGACGCGGACGACATCAGCAATTTCAACCATCAACGGAGATCCCGATGCCAGCCGCGAGTGACCGACAGCGCCGGTTCCTGGGCGCGGAGCTCGCCCGGACGCGCGCCGGGAAACGGACGCGCACCGGCATGAGCGAATCCCAATTGAAGGAGTTTGCAACGATGAAACACGGGAAGCACGGAAAGAAGATGCCCTCCCACGGGTCCATGACCAAAGGGAACTACGGCGACATCGGCGTGCGCCGCCAGGAGGAATCCGTCAAAGTCGGCGGGTTCAAAGCCGGGAGCACCGTCAAAGCCTCCGCCAAGATGTAGTCATGGGGCAGATTCCGCCGTGCGGCAAAAATGAGGGCCTCAACGCTCTCGTCCACGCCGGACTCGCCCTCTTGTATGGCCTCGCGCTGGTGTATCACACCATGTGCGTCAAGGAGCATCTCGCTCGTCGTGACCCCAAGTAGGGGTCATGTCACCCCAATTCGGGTTGCCCCCCGTGAGTGGGCATGGAGAATTGCATGGCCGATGAACCGGATGTGACGGCGGACCCGTCCCCCGCCCCAGAGGACCCCTCTCAGACTCCCCCCGCTCCATCCGGCGTGACGGAGGTAGTGGAGCCTGTGATCGAGGACCGGCCTCTGAAGAACTTGCAGGCGGAGTTTAACCGGAAGCTCAGCCGGGTCGAGCAGCA